CTAGCGGTGAATTTGTCGTAAATAATTTTCCACCCCGAAGCCTCCCACTTCTCTACCTAATTTTTCGCCAGCCACGCAGGAAAATCTAAAATGAATACCGCCATAAATTCTGGCGTTAGTTATATTCTCCTTCAACTCCTCGAATGATTTGAATGTCAAAACTGCCTGAGGGAAATCGTCGCTAATGATGGAAAGTGAGCCGAGCGGTGCATCCCCAAATACCGACTCGAGAACCGCGACCGCTGCACCTGCATTCGCAGAGTGTCCGGACGGATAATCGGGGTGCAAAGGCGTCTCTATGAGGGGGCGCCAAGCCGCTTCGCGTGACAATTTCGCCCCCTCGACCCTATCGCCAGATCTTATCGCGGTAACGGGCCTCCAAAATCCGTAGGCAAACTTTGCGTCCCATGCCGCAATATACGAGTCAGCGACCGCCATATTTAGTAAGGCTCGAACTCTCGCATGTTCTGATAACGTCAGGGAGCGATACTGTAAGGCTTGATTCAGTGCACGATTCCACACATGCACTCCGCTCATCGTCCAGAATCTAGCGGAAAATGACTGCGCTTTCGAACGCTCGTTACTTACTCTCCTTCCCATAATGCGGACCTCATCATAATCACGCGCAAATTCTAATGAAGTTAGTAGTGGTGGGGATGGAGGGCGGAACTGATCACCTCTCTTTAATAGCCACGGTCGCGAATTTCCCAAGTAAGATGTGACTAGTCGTGCTGTCGGTATATACATGCCGACAGGCGTTTCCGGCCGCCAAGCGTCAGGAGGAGTATCGAGTCCGTCACGGCGGTCGATTAGGAGGCGCCTGGCCACTTTCTCGCCAAGGGACATACCGATGGTTTTTCCGTAACCATCTGGGACCTCTGAGAGTTGACTTGATTTCTCATTGGCTATGATCGATATTTGACTTTGAAACAGAGCGGATAGTACAGTGAACGCCGCCTCCGTCGCTGCGGCCTCCTTTGAAGCGGATGGTTCCACAGACTCCATTAATGCATATGCATCGTATCTCCTTTCTATGGAGTTAATCGAATCAAATATTGCAACATTCATCAACGTGATCGCAAAAGCCATCTCGCTGAAATTTTGCATCCGCGCATTGTAGATTACGGCAAGCGCTAGGTCATTCCATCTAGATATTATGTCTTCGTTATTTTTTGCGTATGCCGATGCCGAAAATATGCCAAATGTTAATATCAGACAGACTGAAATTATTCGATATGCGCGATCTCGATGGCGCACCGATAATAATGGCGCACAGTCAACGAAGCGATCAAAGTCAACGAATCTTCTCAAAATTCGTAGCATGATGGCCTCATAGTACTTTTATGACATCAATCTAGCATTCTCGACAAAACTGTATGTGCGTTATCGCACCTTATCAGTTTATTTTTTCAGAGCCGAGAAAGGCCCTGGATTTTGACGTGCGTAGGGAGGCGGCGGACAATTTTATGCTTGATGATTGCTGCCGCACCCGGTGAGCCCGAGTTCGCCTATCGGCCGACTCAGCCCTTCGGCGCTGCACATTCGAAGGACTGAGACGGGCCGCGTGCCGCCGCCTGCCAGAGCTGGCGCGCACAGCATGAGGATGGGACCGCGTGAGGCACAGGTCGGCCAACTCGCGACCACTGGCCGCTCTACCGTCGCCCTCGCCTAGGAAGCGGCCGGTCATGCAGGGGTGGCCGAGCGGTCCGGTGAGCGCCAATACGGTCCGGTGACTTTCAGGCGCGCCCGAGCCTACCCAGACGATTGCAACGGGCAAAGACGTAAGTCGCGCATGTTGCGCACCGCTTGATATAGATGGCGAACTAGCCTACGCTGCTTTCAGACCTCGCCCGCAACCGGCAATTGCCGTTGGTCCATTTCATCGCCGCGCAAAAAGAGCATGGTTCCACGGCGGATTGTTCAACGGCCCTGCGGGGAGTGCTATCGGATGAACGATCTGAGGCCGATGCAAGCGTGGCGGAGAAATGGTTTCGAAACAGGCTCTATTACTTGTCGTCGTGGTTATCGGATTGACGTCGTGTCAACGAAAGCCGTCACCGGCACCACTAGACTGGGAAGGGCGCATAAACATAGCTGTACCTCGCATCATCGTACGGGCGCCGTTCGATGGGGTGGTTTTGCAAGCGCCGGAAGCAGGCAAACTGTCTGTTGGCTTTCCTACTTTACCGCATGCTCAGCCTTCGACGCGTCGCATCGGAGTTTACGTTGAACCGTCGGAACAGCGCATAGCGAAGGTGTACTCGTACGCGCAAGAGCAGCGCCTGAAAGAACTGGAAGACGACGCCTTCGAGTTAACGTGGGCGATAAGTCGGCTCGGAGGAGATCCGTATCCCCTCAGTGAAAATCCAGCGGACTGGGAGGCACCTCGAACGGAGCGTTTATTGGTGCGCAATTTAATTAGACGTACTGAGACATTGTCCGGGCAGTGCGAACACGCTACCGCAGGCGAAAGCAAGAAGGCAGACGACTGGCGAAGCAAAACCAAGCAGTCGTTGAGAAACGTCATTGATAGTGAACAGAGCTGGTTCGGCGTACCGGAGTCTTTTAAGGCGCAAGCTATTGATAACGTTCTCACTTACCAATGCCGACGGGGGTATGTAAAGCCCGTCACCGTGGCAAAGTCACCGGACCACATTTCTGTATTAGCTCCGAACAGTGTTCTTTTGGTCAGAGACGGGAAGCTAACGTTGACCGTCAGGCGAGCCGACGTCGATGACGATACCATTGATAAGCTTTCAGATTATTGGTCTACGGTAGCTCGCTCCCATCTATTCAACAAGCCCGACAAGCGATTTCTCGGTCTGCTTCTTAAAAGTGATACTGAGCCAAATGATGCGCAAGCGAGCGACACCGCGAATCAATTGTTGAATGAGTTGGATAGTGCCAAGGCTCAACGAATAGTCGCGGCGCAGGTGGCTGAGGCTATTTACCAAAAGTCTCACATCTTCAATAATTCCAATGGGGAGGCGGTTCAACGCGTCGCTCAAATCGCTCTCGACTTCAATCTTCGCGTTGAGTTTGCTGAGGAATTCAAGCAACGCCTAAGGAAGCTGGACACCGTCGGGGCTCGCCGAAAGGAACCAGCTATGGACAATAGCGAGTGGATGATTCGGATGGCGCGTCCGACTACTTTGGACGCGAGGGGATCGTTCACGCATATCACTGAGGAAGTGAGCCCTTCGGGTTGGGACCTCCAAGTGCCGATTCGCGTTCTGGGCATCCCAGTTCCTCCAGCGTATCCATACAGGTGGCCCCTGCTTGGGCGTTTAGACGACGGCACACCGTGGGAAAGCGGACCTCAGGTTCGTCGCGAGCGGGTATTAGATGCACTCTACGACCGAATCTATGGGAGCGGAGCAGTCATTCGGACCGAGGACGAGGGTGTTTTAGGGAGTTTCAACCAGATTTTTGAAGTGGCTTATGCGATCGGCGCTGCTCGACATGAGATTTTGAGCGGCGATCTCGACGATTACTCTAGCTTCTACGCCGCGCTCCGAAAAACGGGGGCGGACATAAGAGATGCCGCGGATTTATACGCCAATGGGATGGTACTAGCGAGGAAGTCAGCCGTCGTAGAGCAATCTTTTGTATCAGAAAAGCAAGCGGTTCAAGCAGATGATCCAGTTGCGTTGATAAAAGTGACGTCTGTGCTTGGCCTGCGTCGCAAGGATGGCAATGATTCGGGCATTCCTAGCGCGTGGCCAGAAGGCACGCCGGTGGAAGTTCGGCTCGATTGTGGCGATGTGGTCGTCTTGTCCCCGATGCAAATCGCCGCACTAGAGACCAATGGCCTGGGCGAGGCTCGAAAGGAAATTCAGCAACAGCAGCGTGCGCTTCGCGACAGATCCGAATATCGCGGCATTGTTACTGCTTTGGGCGAGAGAGGGCAAGATCGATTTATCGAAATCGACCTGGATGCTCAAGCGGCCGACACCATTTTGGCGGAGGTAAGCGAGAAAACTGCGACGGTCGCCGCCAGCCTCGGTTTCCCGGTGCGACGAACGGGAGGCAAGCAATACATCGATTTCTCGCCATTGCTTTTCCCAGAGGGCGATGGTTGCAAGGCGGTATTAAAAATGGCTACGGTAGGGAAGCGAGGAAGCCATGCCCGTGCACAGTAGACGCGCGTACTGCGGCGGCGCCCTATGCCTCGCATGCATAACATTTTGCTCATCTGCGATCGCGGCGCCAGATCGCTGGTCTTCCATGGAAGGCGGTCCGCCCCGTGGGCCGGCATCAATTTGGGGTGACGCGGGGTCATGGACGCGCGACAGTTGGGCGGGTTCGACGGTAGTCGACGCGTTCGATGTGCACACTTACTGGTACAAGCTACTTTACGAGGGTAACTTCCAGCGTCAGGTTACCAATCGAATTAAGGCGCAGTCCGAGAAGATCGTCGCTGAAGTTGCTCATGGTAACCCGATCGTGGTCTATTACATTGGTCGGAAAAAGAGCCGATGGTTTGGTACGGTGCCGCCGGAGCCGATACTTTTAGGTTCCGGTCGCGACTACCAAGAGGTGATCGATGACGCCGTGATCTCGCAAGTGGGGCCCAACGTAGTGAGCATCGGGCCGACCAAGGCTTCTATTTTTGAAACCTCCCCTAATGAACTCTTCCCGAATCCGGCGCTTGACCGGGAGGACGAGTACAACATCGGTCGCCCGTATTTTATGATCGCGGCCCTCGACGAGTACGGTGCTTTACAACTATATGACATGTGGATATACGGTGACCTTGCGGCCCGTGCATGGGAGCGGAAGCAGGCGCGCGTACGGGCTTTGCAGCACCCCTTAAGTCCTTTTGGGCCCCCATTTCTGAGGACTTGGCAACCATGGGTGCGTGAAATATCGAGGAGCGCACCTCAAACCATAAGGCCTCCTCCAGTTGGCCCGCAACCGATGTATTTTCCGCCCGACCGGCGTGCTTTACTTTCGCCGCGTGCCCACCCGGGTGGAAGAGAATCGCCACGAACTGGCCGGCCCGTAGCAGATGACACTGGACCTGGAACACCAGGGCCAGCCCCGTCCTTAACAACACCGACACCCGAGACGACCTCGCCACCCAGCAAAGGAAAACCAGAAGACGGCATCATCATTGGACCACTATGAAACGCTCGGCGCGCCTGGACGTTCTGAATTTTGGGAATGGCTTCTCTGAATAAACCACTCCTGTTACCGGTCGCCATATTTGACTCATTCCAGCGCGCATTGACATGGTCCAACGTCCGTTACCACGTGGCATTGCCATGCCCGATTTCCTCATTAACGATCCGGTTGACCGTGCCGCGTTGCAGATCGCGATGGCACACCATAAACACCGCTAGGCCGCCCTACCACCATCCTTCATTGAAGCCGGCGGTCGTTCGGCAAATCAGAAAAGCCCTGCCGGTTGTGCAGCATCATCCCAACTAAAAATAATCACCTCCTTGCGCGCGGCCTCCCGACCGCCACCGCCCACGGTGTACCTGATGTCGACCGTCTCGATATGAAAACCCTTGAACGCCCGACGGATATCCGGATGGTCGTTAAGACTCACGATCGCCCTTCCTTTCAGTGATCGCAGGCGGGCCGCCATCTCGACGTACTCGGAATATGGGAACGGCACACCGTAGCCCTCGGTCTCCCAGTACGGCGGATCCAGATAGAACAGCGTATGCGGCCGGTCATATTTGTCGATACACGCCTTCCAGTCAAGCCGCTCGACGAACGTGTTCGAGAGACGCAGATGCGCGGCCGACAGCGTTTCCTCAAGTCGCAGCAGGTTCAGCCCGGGCGGTGTGGTCGTCGCAGTGCCAAACGACTGCCCTTCAATCTTTCCACCGAAACAGTTCTGCTGCAGGTAATAGAAGCGGGCCGCACGCTGGATATCGGTAAGCGTTTCCGGGACCGTATCCTGCAGCCACTTGAACACCTGCCGGCTGGTGAGTGCCCACTTGAACTGGCGCACGAACTCCTCGAGATGATGCTGCACAACGCGATACAGGTTCACCAGCTCGCCGTTGATGTCGTTGATCACCTCGACCTTCGCGGGCGGTCGCACGAAGTACAGCGCAGCCCCACCTGCAAAGACTTCGACGTAACACTCATGTTCAGGAAAGCGCGGAATGAGATGGTCCGCGAGGCGGCGCTTGCCGCCGATCCATGGAACGATGGGATTTGCCATAGTGGATTGCCTTTGTTTGATATTTGTTAGAATTCGGCCCGCCTACCGGTAGGTAGCAGGGCCTTGGCTAATTCACTGGCTACATCAGTGGAAAGGCGGCCGGGATCATGCGTCAACATGTTCCCGGTCGCCCTGACTTTCTCGCGCGTAGCGCGGTCAAAGCAATTTTATGCGGGGTGCATCGGGCAGCTGATTGCCCGTGAAACGCCCATGTGGCATGCTTGCGCCGTTTCCTAAGAGGAAAGGTTGTTCATGGCACAGCCATCCACGCACCATCACGCTGCGACGCGGCACAAGCCGAAGGCCCACGTGGCACCGGCATACGTGCAGCAGTTCATCGACACGCATCTGGCCGCCGCGCAGGAAGTCCAGCGCAAATACCAGGTGCCGGCAGGCGTTGTGATCGCCCAGTCTGCACTTGAGAGCAACTGGGGCAGGTCGGTCGTCGGCAACGCCTATTTCGGCGTCAAGGGTCGCGCACCGAATGGCGATAGCACCACGTTCACCACGCACGAAGTGGTCAACGGCCAGGCCATCCGGATCGATGATGCGTTTCGTGCCTACGGCAGCTATGAAGACGCTGCCGACGACTATGCGCAGATGCTCCGGAACAACCCCCGCTTCCGGCCATGCTTTCTCTACACGCGCAGTTCACAGTTCGCCAACGCGCTTGCGCGCAACGGCTATGCGACGGACCCAGCCTACGCAGTCAAGCTCAACGCCATCATCCGCGCGCACAGGCTCGACCAGTACGACGCGCGCAGGATCGAGCCATGATGCGCCGCGCGATCGTCACTGCAGCGCTGATCGTCTGCACGCAGGCGTGCGCCGCGCAGCAACCGGTCACGGACGATAACGATGCGGCCACCCGTGCGGCCGACATCACGCGGACCCACGGTCTTTCGAAAGACAGGACCGAATGTCTGCTCTTCGATACCGCGGATAAGGGCGAATACTTTCTGGTCCGGGTGCGCGAAAACCACACCCAAACGTGCGGCGGCGCCGCAGGTGTCTCGCCGACCCTGTTCTTTCTGAAAATGCGCAAACGTGACGGCTATACCGTCACCACCGCGTACGACAGCGAGCATTACCTGCCACTCAAGACACCTCAGAAGAATTGAGGCGAGACGCCGCCGACGCGCGGCAAAGAAGACCTGGGGCTGTCCGCAATGGACGGCGCCTGACACATGGCGCAATGATCATTTCCGGTTCCCTCTACGGCCTTGACTACGTCATCCCGCTTGCCAATGACCGTGACACGCGCTGGTCGCTGTTAAGGAGCACCAGCCCACGACCGGCGACCGGTGGTGTTTGATGCCGATACGGCGCGTCAGTGGCTCGACCCGGCGACACCGCCCGAAGCCGCAGCGGAACTTGCGCGCACTGCAGCACCGCCCCCCCGAGGCATTTGATATCTTCAAGGTCGGCCGCGCCGTCAACAGGCCCGGCACGGACGGTCCTGACCTGGTGAATCCGCTCTAGTTGCGTTACCTCGGCGACGCCTCTCCATCGACAGCAGCCGGACGCGACACCACCATATCCGGCGACACGGCAAACTGGGTGATCGCCGCCGCCTGCTTGTCCGCGCGGGAGGACGAGCCGAAGAAATACTCCTTCGAGCCAAGCACCATCGCGATCAGGATGCCGAACAGCGTATCGAGCGCGCGCATCACGCCGTCGTCGAGCCGAACCTGTTTCGCGGCAAGCAGAAACTCCAGGCCGATCACCGCAAAGAGCGCGAAGGTGTACATGTAGGCGAGATTGCGCGCCGTATGGTCGTGCTCGGTCGCCGCGAAGTTGCGGGCGCTGGCGCGATCATCTGCTGCCACTTTGTCGGCCTGCACCTGAATGCCGGCCATGTTCTCCGCGTGCGTAAAACCCGCCTGCCGCATCTTGAGCGCAAAGTCGTCGTCGGCCTGCTTGAGGGCGAGTAGCTGCTCGGGCGTCATCTGCTGGCCGGTGAGCGCAGCATTGACGGCGTCCACTGAACCGTCGGCGAGACCCAGCTTGCCCGCGATCGCCGACGCAGCCATCGCCGCGATGCCCGGTACGCCGCCCGTCAATGCCGTGACAAGCCACGGCGCTACCGTTTTCAGAAAATCCATCATGCGCTCACCCCCAATGCACGATTGAGCTGCCAGCCGCATTCGAACGTCTCGTTCTCCATGCGCTTTTCGGCGCACTCGATGTAATAGACAGACTGCTGCGCGGCTACCATGCCGAGCAGGACCCGATGACCGTCGGCACCGCGCGCGGCGAGAAAGGCTTTCAGCGCTGACATCGTCATGGCGCCAAGGCCGCCGTCGACGGCGATATCGGCGAACGCGCGCTGATTCTGGTTCCGTACGTTCAGCGCGCGCTGCAGGAAGCGCACGCCCGTCGCCTGCCCCGCGTTCACACCGACGTCGAACAGCCTGTTGGCAAGCGCCGGCGAGACCGCATCGACCAGATCGAACTTCGGTTGCAGCCAGTAGCGGCTGCGGTAGATCTGCACGGCCGTCGAACGTTGCATGTCGCGCATCGCGCCGGTGTAGCCGAACGCTCGGGCCACCGCGACGGTAATGCCCCACATCGTTTCGCCGCCCGCGTCGGCCGGATTGTTCGAGTAGCCATCCTCACGACCGATCAGCGCGTCAATTTTTTCGTCAAGTGTCATTGCTTCGTTCCTTTTCCTGTTTCCCTGGTCATGCTCTGTTCCAGCACCTCGAGGCGCTGCTGCTGCAACCGGTTGAGAATGTCGCCCTCGTTGATGTGCGTGAAGACCCAGACAATTGAGCCGACGAGGAACGTCTGAACGATGCCGAGCACGATCCCGAGCACCCACATCGCGCCCCTCGCCGTGTTCTTCATCGCCGCGACCCGGTCGTCGACGCCGCCGATCTGTTCGTCCAACGCGTCACGCTCCTTCTTCCCCTCGTCCACGCGCATCCACAGCAGCTCGATATCCTTGCGCGCGTTCTGGTTGTGAATTGACATCTCGGCGAGCGCACGATCGAGCGCGGCGACCGGCTGCACCGATGTCTTGATGTCTTCGAGGCTTGCCGCCACGCTGCGTAGCTGCTCGCCGAAACGTGCGATCTGCACCGCCAGATCGTTGTTGTGCTGTTCACCCATCGGGCCGTCCGTCCAATAAAAAACCGCCCGAAGGCGGTTTGTTGTCCCACTCTGTCTGCTCCGTGTCGTGACACCGCTTCAGTGCGGCGGTGCCGGCACCACAAGATTGATCTTGCTGCCCTTCTTCTTCGCGTGCCCGACCTTCGCCTTCCCCTTGTTACCGGCGTTCAGCTCGACCTGTGTCTCCCAGCTGCGCCCGGCATAGGTGTTCGTCACGGACTCGATCAGGAAGTCGCCGTCCGCCTCTCTCTTGAAGCCCTTCAGCGCGACCGTCTTCTCGGCGGAGAAGTCAGCACGGCCGGTCATCGTCATGGTGCTTTTCGCGGTATGGTGATTGAGCTTCTGCAGGCGGGCGTTCGCCGCCGCTTTCGCGGCTTCATGACTCGCGAACGCGTGCCGCTCGGTGTGCACCGCGGATGCGCCGGGCGGAGCATCGGGATTCGGAATCGTGAGGTCGATCTTCTTTCCGGTCCTCGTGTCGTGCACCTTGGTGCGTACCGCGACAAAGCTCGCCCGATCGGGAAACGTGATCTCGTAGTCGAGCAGCATGTCTGGCGTCAGCGTGATCGTCGGCAGTGGCTTGCCGCTGACGCTCCTGCGGGCACCGCGGCCCGCCACGATCAGCTTGCCCGCCTTCACGGTTGCCGTCGCGCCGTGCTGCCGGGCAACCCGCGTAATGAAATGCAGGTCGCTCTCGCCGAACTGGTCGGCACGCGGCACCTGCGCGTCGACGCTGCATGCGGCCGTCCATTTATTGCGCCGGGCAATGTCGCCGACGAGATCAGCAAGCTTTACGTTTTCCCAGCTGCCGTAGCGGTGGGTTTTCGCAGTGGCCCGCATGTTCGCCGGCTTGCCGCGGATGACAACCGATGCGGGCGGTCCCTTCAGTGCAATCTCGTCGACCGCGTACTCGCCGAGGAACGACAGCCCCTTGCCGCTCCAGCCCAGCGATATCTTCAGCGTCGCGCCTTTTGGCGGAAACTGGATTGCGCCGTCGCGGTCGTCGAGCTCGATCTCGCACTCGTCCGATTCGAGCCCCGGCTTGTCCACCGTCCGGATACGAAGCACGCGATCCTGGATCACGCGCGTGATGTCGTCGCCGTTCGCGACGATCTGGAAAATTGCCTGCATCGCCCCTCCTAGGTCCAGAGCTGGACCGGCTCATCGCGCTGCAGATCAATATCGGGCAGCGTGATGATGATTCCCGCGGCGAACGGCTGCGTGCGTGCCGCCAGCCCCGGATTCGCTTCGTACACTGCCTCGACGATGCCCGCGAGCGCCCCGTAGAACGCAAAGCAGATCTCGTCGAGCACGTCGCCGTCAGAGGTTCTTATAGTCTTCGCCATAGCGGCCGAACTCCAGGCTGAAAGTCTGTTTGCGCGGAGCGCCGTCCGACATCAGCGCCTCCTGTTCCTCGTCGACGCCCTGCAGGTACCAGCGGCCCAGCACCTCTCCATAACCGGTCGTGAGCTGCACCGGCACCATCTTGCCGCCGATCGCGCGCAGTGCATCGATCTGTTTTGCGCCCGCGCCGGACGCAGCGAACACCACGCCGGAGAGCGTGATGGTCTCGCCGCCCTGACTGACCGCCTGCAGCGCCTCCTGCCGGTTCAGACGCTCCTGCGACGCGACCTTGTACTTCGTGGTGCGTCGCAGTTTGTCGAACGCCGCCGTCGACAGATTGAAGTGGAACGTGTCACCTGCATCGGAGGTGAGCGTCATCAGGTGAGGCGTGGCGCCGGATGCCCCATCAAGCAGACCGGAGAGCAGCGCCCCCGGGCCCGTCGATGTCGCGAGCGAGCCGGGCGACGGCGTCTCCCTGATGCCCGCCCATGCGTTGAATTTCGTGCGGACATCCTTAAGCGCGGTATTCACCGAGTCGGCCGCCGATTTGACGAGCGGATGGTTCGACGCAGTGGCGATCTTCAGCACACTGTTGACCGACGACTGCACCGCGTTGAAGCTGCGCACCACCGTGCCGACCCTGGGATCCAAATCGCTCGCAACCGACAGCGCACTGCCCGCGCCTGACAGCAGATCGGCGGCGCTCGTCAGATTGCCGGTGGCGAGCTTCTGCAGCACCGCCACCGTGTTCGCGCTCGCCGCGCGATTGCGTTCATACACGCGGCTCATGTTGCGCAAGCGTTCGGTCGCAATGCTCGCCTGTGTCGCTGCCTGCGTGATCTGTCTTGTGAAATCCACGTTGACTCCTACAGATGGGGACTGTCGAACATCGCCGAGCGGTTGTTCTTCGCCAGTTCGTCCCTCATCAGGCGCTGCAGTTGCGGCGAGACTTTCGCGAGGAAGCGGTCGGCCGCGTCGCCAGTCGGCTCACCCTGCAACATGACGTGAAAAACCGGCGCAAAGGTGTTCTGCTGATCGATTTTCGCGACGGGCTTGTCGGTGCCGGGCACCTTCGCCTTCGCAAGCGCGTCCGCCATTGCGGGCGGCGGTGTGTCGTGAGCCGAGAACGCCAGCTTCGCGACCGCCCCGAGCGCTTTCTCGCCGGCGAACGTCCCCAGCGCTCCGCCGGCGAGGCCGCCGACGGCGGCACCGATCGGGCCACCGAATGCGCCGATCATTGCGCCGACCTTCGCGCCCAGCACGCCTCCGGCAAGACTGCCGGCGATCCCCGCGAAGCCCTGTGCCTTCGCTGCACGCGTGTCGCTGCCCGTCGCCACCGCGTACGCGTTGTTCGCCGCCAAGCCCAGCTTGAGTATCGTCCCCGCCATAGCCAGCTTGCCGGCATAGGGCATGACGCGACCGAGTACACCGCGAGCCGCACCGGCGACGCGGGCAAAGCGACCGCCCCGTGCTGCCGTGCTGGCGACCGGTCCGGCCTTGCCTGCTGCAGCGAGTTCGTCGGCGACCGCACCGGCAGCGCCACCGAACCCGCCAGCGCCGCCCGGCATGTTGACCACAAAGACGCGCTGCACGCCCCCCGACGCAGCCGCGCCACCCAGTGCCTCGATCGCGCGGCCGGCGACACCGGCGGCTGCCGTCCCTGTCCCGCCACCGACGCGACTGCGACCGACGAGAATCGACCCACGCGCGACATCCAGTGCGCCGCGGCCGATCTGGAAAAGTGACTTTGCACCGCGATACGCAATGAGCCCGGCAGCAACGCCCGCGACCGCCATCGTCGTTTTCGGCGCGGCATCGGTGATCTTCGTGAGCCCCTCGCCCGCGGTCTTCGCCGCGTGCCCAACTGCATCGGTCACCGGTCGCAACGCATCGCCGATGCTGCGCATCGCGTCGTTCCACTGCTGCCCGACTTCGCTCCAGATCTGTTTGGACGAATCGCGCCGGTCGGCTAGGTCTTTCGCAATCTCGCCACTTGCCTGCGCCGACTCCTTCTTCAGCTTCTGGTACAGGTCCGCGTTCTGCAGATAGGCGGTAAGCGCCGCCTTCACCTGCATGTCGTTGAAGAGGTCACCCGTCTTCATCGTGTCTTCGAACGCAGCAATCTGCGCGCGGCGCTTTTCCGGATCGGCCTCGCCGTTTATGCTCTTCGCAGCATCGGCGAGCTGCTTTGCCTTTGCGGGATCGGTACGCTCGATATACGCGCGCGCCAGAACGAAGGAAGCCTCGAGCGTCGACCAGCCCTTGCCGATCGCTTCTCGCATTTTTGCTTCGTAGTCGACGCCGGCCTTTTTGTAATTGCTCGCGGTTTCATTGGATCCGATTTTCGAGAACCAGTTTTTGAGGTTGTTAGCGGCTTCATCGGCGTTGCCCGCGGTCTTCATCTGCACCTGCAGCATCGCGCCGAGCTGCGTCACGGCGTCCTGCCCGAAGATGCCGATCTTGCCCATCTCCGACAGCAGCACCGGAAGCCAGCGAGCCATGTCCGCCGATTCGAACGAGCCCTCCTTGCCGAGGAACGCGATGGCCTCGAGCGCCTTTTCCATCTGCTTCGGGTCGGCGATCCTCGCGTTCTGCTGCAGTGCCTGCAGCATCTTGGCGGTCTCGACTGTGGTCGCGCCCTGACCGATCGAGAATTTCGCCGCGAGCGGCGCGAAGTCCAGTGCGCGGCCTGTGTCCATCCCGGCGCCGACCATCTGGTTGACCGCCTCGGCAAGCTCATTGCGCCCGATGCCGTTCTCGCGCGCGTCGCGACGGATGCGCTCGCCCATCGACGCTTCCTGCGCGGTGCGGGCAATGCCGGCCTTGATCGCGATGTCGCGGATGATGGCCTGATAGTCCGCCGAGATCGTCGCCGGCACCGCGACGGCCGCCGAGAATTTCACGGCGTCACCGATCGCGCCGCGCGCGCCTTCGCGGCCGGCGGCGATGCGCTCCTGTCCGGATGCCTTCAGCTCCAGCCCGCGCACCGTGTGGCCGAGGCGCGTGTAAGCCCGATCCAGCCGGTCGACCTCGACGCCGTTCTCGCGCAGCGTGCGCAGGTTCGATTCGATCTTGCGGCGAATGCCGTCGGCCGCACGGTCGCCCGCTGCGTGCAGCCGGCGAAACTCGTCCTGCAATTTGACCGTCTCGCCGATCGTGCGCTGCCACAGCCGTGTCTCGTTCGCGGTCTTGCGCAGGCTCACGATCCGCGAGCTCGTCTCGGTGATCGCGCGACCGAAGCTCGCCGAGACAGCGCCGCCGATCACAATCCCCAGTGCGATGTCGTTTGCCATCTTGTTCCCCGTTCACGACCTGTACAGCAGCGACCCGCACCGCCGCTGTACAGGTCAGTCCCGCCGTTAATCCGTCAGCCACCAGATCACGTCGTCAAGCGTCATCTCGTCAATCGACGCGGGTTGTATCTGGTGCTCCCTGAGCAGCCGCTTTGCCAGCGCCTTCAGCGTTTTTGGGCTCATCCTTGCCAGCGGATGTGAGGCGAAAGTAGGCGTCCTGGACGCGGTGATAATCACCGAGATCCATGCCCTCCAGGTCGTTCGGCGACACGCCCGCAAGCGCCGCGAAAATTGCCAGTTCCTGCCCCTCTTCGTCGCCGGGTGCGACCTTCTGCGCAGCACGCATGTCGCGCACCTTCGGGCGCCGCAACGTCAGCGTGTCGCGCACGACGCCGTCGAACGCCGTCGGATAGTTGAGCCTGACCGTGACGCTGTCGAGGAGCCCTGTTGCTGCCGCTTGCGCCGGCGGGCTGCCGGCCTGTGTGTCTTCCATTTTTCAGTCTCCAGATGGAAACGGCGGACCCGATGACACGGGGTCCGCCGTTCGGATGAAAAGTTGCTTTGCCGCGGGTTGCACGCGACGCGGAGTTACATGCCGATGGCCTTGCGGATCTCGGCAAGCTGGTCGACACCGTTGACGATGCGCACCATGCCGAGCACGTCGATCTCGTGCACAACCGCGCCGTCGATCTCCAGCTTGTAATAGGTCAGCGACACGGTGAATTTCGCGTCGACCTTTTCTCCGGGCTTCCAGTCGCCCGGATCCATCTCCGAGAGCATGCCGCGAAAGGTCGCGGCCACCGCCTTGGTCGCGCCCTTCATGTCGCGGAACGCGCCGCGAAAGATGCCGTTGAATGCCGTCGCATCGGCAAGACCGAAGAACTTGAGCACGTCGCGCTCCATCGTCGACATCTGGAATGCCGCCTCGAGCGCTTCCATGCCGAGATCCATCTTGACCGGCGCGTCCATGCCGCCCGCGCGATGGTCGTCCGTCTTGATCTTCAGCTTGGGCAGCGTGCACTGGGTCGCGCGACCGGCGAAGCCCTTGCCGTCGACGTACGTGTTGAAGTTATAGAGCGTTTCCGGAATCACGCGTCACCTCTCAGGCGTTGGTATCAGGTGTTGGTATCAGGTGTTGGTATCAGGTGTTGGTATCAGGTGTTGGTATCGAGCACTTCGGTCAGCCACTGGTTGGTGACCTCGAAGCGGAAGTTCGGGTTTTCAGCAGGCGGCACGTCGGTAAAGCGGATGTTCCAGTAGACCTTGCCATCCTCGAGCTGCGACGCCGTGTTGAGCTCAGGATCCGCATATACCTCAAAGTTGATCAGTGCGCCCTTGTTCTTCAGGTCGCGCATGAACGCCTGCAGCCCCTCGGTGACGTCCTTCACGTACGTCGCGGTGATGCCGCGGTCGACCGCCCATTTGTGGCCGGCCAGCACCGCGTCCATCACGATGTCGAGCGTGCGCACGCGCGTAACGAACTTCCATTTCGGATCGGCAGACAGCGTGCGGTTGCCCCACAGTCGATAGCCGCCGTCACGGATGATCGTCGCGATGTTGGCGTTATTGAGCAGGTTCGCGCGACAGGTCTCGTCGCCGTCGAGAAACTCGATCGGCCGCTTCGTGCCCGTGATGTCGGTGATTTCCTTGTTCGACGGCGACGCCCAGAAACCGATGTTCGCATCGGTCTGGCAGAAGAGGCCCGCAGCAAACGAGGAAGCCGAAGCGTCCACATCCGCATTGGCCGTCGTGTCCCAGACGGTTGCGCCCGGATCGACCATGTACAGACGCTTGCTGCCGAAGTTCCGCGCGTATGCGATAGCAGTCTCCTCGTCGGTGTTCGGTCCGTCGATGATCCCGATCGCGCGCAGCTTGCCCGCAAGCGAATCCATCGCGGTCGCCACCGCCTGCGTCGCCGTGTGGCGCGGTGCGATGAGCAGCCGCGGCTGCAGGTTGAACTTCGATTTCGCATCGAGCAGCGACAGCAGGCCCGTGCGCGCACCGCCCGCCGTCACGCCGCCGATGACAGCCGAGGTGAGCGCGGCTGCATCGGCCGACGCGGCCACACCGGTGGCCACCACTACCGCGGAGCTCTGCGCGTAGATAGCACGGGCCGCTTTGGCGATCGCGCTGGTTTCGCCGAATGCGGCGACCGCCTCGCGGTAGCTGGTGAGTTGCGTCGGCACGTTCGGCTGCGCCAGGTCGGCGCCGGGCGTAAACGTATCGACGAGACCGACGATCGACGACGACGGCACGGCGATGGTGCGCGGCCCAGTATCGACCAGCGAAACCGTGACGCCGTGATAAAACGATGTTGCACCCATTGATATCTCCAGGGGGAAAAAGAAAGCCGCCTCGAGAGGCGGCTGTGGGTGATGGATCCGTTGGGAACGCTACGCGCCGAAGCCCGAGTCCTGCGTCACGAAGTCAGGGGCGGCAGGTAGCGCGACGTTGGGCCAGCCGGCAGCATCGGAAATGTCGCGTAGCGCCTGCCGGTATTTCAAAAGCGCCGCTAATTGATCTGGCGTAAGCGTGGTGCCGTTGCCGATCAGTTTCTCGTCCTGATGCCGGGAGGTAAGCCAATCGGTATCCTGCAGCGCTTCATCGCGTCGGGCACGCTTCGCATCGGCAATCTGATCGCGCGTGAGCGGCAAGGGATCTAACGCGACGGCCGCGCCTGAATCATCGACACACAGGCGCTTGCCTTCACTTTGTGCGTGAATCAGGTCAATCCATTGCTCGTCTGTAATCGGGACCACTTTGACGCCTTCTGGGACAGGGCTATCAATGCTGTCGAAAAAGGCAGTGATTGCGCGGGCTGAATCGTAGGCTGCGTATTTTTGACCCATGACTAATATCCGATGGCGACGACTTTGACGTTCGCAGAAACGACCGCGGCGTTATTTGCTGTACATACGTTGACAACACAGGTTGACGCGCTCGAACTCGTGGATACTGTCGCCACCGTTGCAGCCAGCACCGAGCCGCTATTTACATAGGTCGAGTTAGCGCTCAGCAATCCATTGGGGAACGCGATCGGCCAAGACTGCACTACCTGACCGTTTGCATTCGATACGCCGTTAATCCACTGGATAATCAGGCCGCTCGGAAGCTTCTGATAGCCGGAGGAACTTAGCGCCGCGCTGAAGGCCGCGGAATACTGAAGGTTGCCAGTGCCCGAAACGATCCATTGGCCCGTTATGTTTAACGTCAGGTCAACATAATCTCCGTTTTGAATAATGATCCCGCCGAGCGAATTCCCCGCCGTATTGAAGGTGTCCGTTGAGCCCGCTCGCGTGATGGTGACCGGATACGGCGAAAGGTTTTCGATACGTGTGGCAGCGCCCGGCCCCGCCCCAAGCGCAATGAGAGATGCGATCGTGGGCATTGTCAACGTGATCGCAGCCAGCGGCGTGCAAACTACATGGGCGCCGATATGTGCCGCAGTCAGCGCCTGCGTACCCGTCAGGTTGAAAAGCGTGCTGAACTGGTAGCCAGCAGCCTTTAGCGCACCCGTCGTCGCCAGCTTCGCGCTGTTATCGAACTGCGACGGCGTCGGCGCCTTTGGAGTGCCGACAAAGACTGGCGAGTCCAGGGCGGCCTTGAGCGCGAGCGCATTCGTCATCGTCGTCGCGAAGTTCGGGTCGTCGCCGAGCGCATCAGCCAGATCGTTGAGCGTGTCCAGCGCGCCGGGAGCCGCAGCGACGAGCGCGTCGATCGCGGCTTGCATCTGCACGAGCGTCGCGTATTGCGGATGCGGACTGGCCGCAGCCGCGTGGGCTTCCTGCTGGGCCTTGAGATAGGCCGTGCGATTCGCAAGCTGCTTTGCCTGCCGGTTGTCGATACCGTCCGGGCCGCCTTCTACCGGATCGGACGTTTCGAACTGATAGATGCCCGCTTCCCACTGCGCGGTCTCGGCCACGTTCGCCATTATTTAGCACTCCCTCTGTTGTATTGTCCATTGCGAATGGCCACACCGTTATGACGGATGGGCACGGCCCGATAGTCGAGCAACGCCAGCAGGCTGCGTGCAGGCGCATAGCGCTCGAGCACCGCCTTCAGTTTGTCCGCCTGGTCGCGCGTGACTGGCCGCTGAAGCTTCACGATGTATTCGGCCCACGCATTAGCGCGCCCGTGCACGTAGTCGCCGTTGCGCGTGATCGACCCGTCCCGACGCCGCGCGAGGCGCCCTTCGACGAGTTCGACCTCGCCAAAGCCGAGCCGGCGGATCACCTCACGCACGGCCCATGGGGTGCCCTTCTTACGGTGCAGCGCGAGCGAGCCCTTGATCAGCGCCCGTTTCGCGTCTTCCGATTCCGCCAGCACCCAGCCATCAACCGCAAGCGCCCAGGCGAGCCACGGCAACCAGCCGGCGGGACACCGGTCCGCATCCCATAACGTGCGCAGGATCTCCGGATCGACACGGGGCGCCATGACGCTCGCCAGCGCAGTTTCGAGCGGCGTCTGGTTAGCGGGTAACAGTGCGTCACGCATCGTTCACCTTCATGTTGAGCGTGATCGACGTGCAGTTGGCGAACTGCCGCGGCGTGCACACTACGTGTGCCGGAGGCGAGCGCAGGTCGACATCGATCACGCCGGAATCAGGCGGGTGCAAGGCGCCGTAGATCGCCGAGAGCGACATACCGGCACCCAGCTTGCGCGCGCTGGCGATCGCCTTATCGAGTGCTGCACGGCGGGCCGCGAACACGGCTTCACCGCCCGGGCCGCTGCCCACGCACACGTCTGCGTCGACAGCAAAATCGACACGGGACGACGCCGTCACCAGCACCTCGTCATTCAGCGGCCGGACATCCTCGGGCGTGACCGCAGCCGTCACCATGTCGATCAGCGTCTGGTCTGGCACGCCATCGCCAATTGCTGACAAGAGGGTCAGGCGGACAATACCCGCCTCGGGCCGATCCACCTTGACGTCCAGCACGTCGGCGGACGCGTTGAGCGCCAACGCGATATAACTGCCGAAGGGACCGGCGACAGTCGAACGTTCGATCGACATCTGCGTGCGTAGCTTCAGCCGGTCGTCGCCCTCGCGCGTTGGATCGACGGGTGGATTCGCATCTGCGTCGCCGGGATCGATGGTGGCCCGCTCGATGTCGAGCAGCGCGGCCAGATGTTCAAGGTCCGCACCAGTCGAGAAAGCCAGCATCACCGCGCGAGCAGCGTCGTTCACGCGTGCGCGGAAGCGCACCTCCCGGTAGGCTGCCAGCTCGATGAGCTTGACCACGGGGTCGGACTCGAGCGCCGCGCTCCAGTCCGCGTAGATGCTCCTGAAGTGCTCGAGCTTCTCCTGATAGATGTCCTCGAAGTCGAGCGTTTCGACCAGATCCGGCGGATCGATCGCACTCAGATCAATGGTTGTCATGTGCTCACCTCGAAAATCACGTCGTCGCCCTGGTACACGCCCTGAATGCGAAACGTCACTGCGCCGTCAACGATCGATGCGACCGTGACGCGGGACACCCTGATGCGAGGCTCCCAACGCCCGATCGCGCGGGCCGCTTCGGCCTGCGCGGACGAAATCCAGCCGCGCGATATCGGGAGATCGACCATTGCGGGAATATCCGAGCCGTATTCGGGCCGCTCGCGCCGCGTCCCCTTGCGCGTCGACAGGATGTCGCCGATGCTCTGCTTCAGGTGCGCGAGGCCGGTAATCGGCTTGCCTGTCTGCCGGTCCATGCCGACCAGTGCCGTACCCGCGCCCATCGTCAGGCGCCGTCCACTACGCGTTCGAAGTCGGGATGGCCGTCAAGCATCGCGATCTGCTGCTGGTCCGATGTGGTTACGGTGCTTTTCTCAACGCTCAGCGTCCGGCCGTTGGCCAACACCAGCGTACGCGATCTGAATGCCTTGTCGCGGAAAGCCACGCGGACCGTTTCCGCTGCGAGCGTTGTCGCGGCGAGTTGGACAGGCACCTGCTTTTCCTGGTCTTGCGGCATGTCGAAACTCCAATAAAAAGCCTCGCGCAGGGCGAGGCCAAAGTAACTTTCCAGAGCGACGATTGGTGCGGCACTATTCCTTGAGCGGCGGATCCGTCGGCGTACCCTCCTGCTTCACCATGTGCACGTGGTCCGGCAGTGAAACGCCCTTCGACTTCACGGTACCCGTGAAGTTGGCGTCACCGTCTATCTCGGACGCGGGACCGCCCGCAGCATTGCTGCCCGTCATGCCGCCCTGGAACGTCAGCCGTTTCTGTGTCGTGCTGTTGCCGGTGAAGGTCGAATCGGGCGCATCGACAAGCAGCTTCGGCGCGGTCTGCGTGATGCCAGTCGCCGTCAGTTCCATCTGCGTGTCACCGATGCGAAAAACGATCCGTCCACCGGCCGGAACCGACATCACGTACTCGTGCGCTTCGTGGTCGTAGTGCTCATGCGCGCCGTCCGGATAGTCGGTGGCAGTGATATTCGCCGCATTACCGTTTGCACCGCCGTGTGTATCGCTATAGAAGCCGGCCAGTACGAACGCGCCGGCCAGCGTGCCGGACGGCGCCAGCACGACCGCCTGCTCGCCGACAGACGGCGGACACCAGGTGCGAACCCGCCCGGCCGCAAACGTCTTCCATGGCAACTGCGCACTGACCCACTCGCCGTTGCGTACCCGGCAGCGCGGCGGATCGTACTGGACACTGTCGATGAAGCCCGCCTGCACGATGCTCGCGATCAGGCGATCGATCTCCCCGATCTCGTAGTCGCTCATGCCGGCTGTCCTTCGGATAGTGCCTGCGCTGGATCCACGTAATCGTCCGCCCGAGCGCTGCCCGTATCCGCAGCAATGCCCCATAAAACTGCAGCATCATCCGTTGGAAATGGTGCCACCACTTCGCCGAGGTCAAACTCGTGCGTCCACTCGACGAGCCAGACCAGATACGCGTCCAGTTCCGGCTTGAATGGATCGTCGCCAATCTGCACGAGTTTCGCCGGGGTCACCGGCACTTCCCAGGTCTGCGCGTGTACAGCGCACGCGATCTTCGCGGCCAGCTCGCGCACCGCGAGGTCCGCGTGCGGTGCCAGTGGATCGAAGATCGCCCGCGCCTGAAAGCGTCCGATCAGCGACGTCTGTCCGGTACCCGGATCGTGCCCCGGCTCCATCTCGGACATCTCGAGCGCAATGCTGGGCGTCGGAATCTTCCTGCCGATGCGCGGGTAGGCATCGATGTGCAGGATATCGGGCAGCGCGGTGCGCAGGCCCGCGATCATCGCGTCATGCAGCGTTTTCAGGTTATCGGGCACGCCGGATACCTCCAATGGCCTTCTGGATTTCGTAGTTCACTTCCTGCCGCAGAATCGTCATCAGTCGCACCTCGCACATCTGCGCCGCGCGACGGAATGCAGGGTCACCGGTCTTCGACCAGTCCACCGTTACGATCTCAAACGGGGTGCGGGCCTTGCCGGTGCGCTGGTAAATCGGGCCGTCCGGTTTGGCCTTCGTCTGTCGCCACGCACCATCAAAAGAGAAGCGGGCGGCACGCATGCCCTTACTCGTCTTTCGCACGGAGCCGAGCCGATGTGCCTCGACTGGATTCAGGCCGAGCCACACCTTGCCCGTATCGGCCGAACGCATGAAGAAATAGAGCCGGCTGCGGATCGCCTTCTGCGGGATCTGCGTGCCTCTGGAGACTTCCTTGCCGGTCTGGCTTTTGATCCAGGCCGCCGTCTTGCGCAGCGTGCGGCGCCACGCAGCCTGCATGGCGGACGGCGATAGCCCCTGCAGGGCGGCGGTCACTTCCCTGATGTCAATTTCGACCTTCAATGCGTCCATTAACGTGGCCTAATCAACTGGGTCTTAACAGCAGCACCGTCCACCCCGTGCCGTCAGGTTGCAGTTCGAACACGACGTATTCATCGACGCCAACTGTCGCGATGCTGCCCTCGCGGATCGCAGTGGCATCCGCATCCCGCACGCTCACCTGCGGATGCTCGAGCTGCGTGCGCTGCCGCCCGAGGTCCGGGCCGAGCCAAGGCGCAGCGAACATGCCACGCATCGGCTCGCCGTTGACCGTGATGTCGTCGTCAGCCAGATCGCGGATGACGGCGTCGTCGAGGTCCGCGACCAGATCACGGAACGCCACACACACCTCCTCAGACCGTCAGCTTGATCACGGCCTTCGGACGCGTGCACAGGTGGATCGGATTGGACTGCGCCTCGAGTTCGACGCCCTTGCCGAAGTCCATCAGTTCCTGTTTAGCGTAGTACGGCAGGCCGTTCGTGTTGACCGTTTCCATGTAGTCCGCCGGTGCAAAGCGCGTGATGAAAAGATCCGGCACGCCTTCCGGCACGGCCCACGCTTCATCGTCGGCCACATAGCCGATGTCGCCGACGCGACCACGATAGCGCTCGAAGGTGCAGCCGCCGAATTCAAACGTGTCGCGTGGGTCCCCACGCAGCGCCGACGCCATTGCGGTAGCGAGATACGTTTCCTTGACCGACTTCATCACGATGAGACGGCTCCAGAATTCCCGGCCGCACAGTACACGCACACCTGTGAATGGCGTGTTGCCCAAGGCATCCTCGACCGCGTCGAGCAGCGCGAGACACTTGATCCGCAGTTCGGTGTTCGCCTGATCGAGTTCGAAGTCGATCTGCGTGTGCTCGATATCGAACTGCCGTAGCAGGTTGGCGACGACGGTCTTTCCGTCCGCGTCGAGGATCAGCCCCTTGACCGCGCCGATGCGGTGGAACTCGTGCGTCGCGTCGAGCTGGCGGCGCATCTTGGCGAGACGCTTGTTGATCACGGTCTGGATCGCTTCGAGCTCGGTCTCGGAACCGAACGCCCGCAGATTCTGGATCTCGTCAGCGCCGATCGTCGCGCGCTGCGGCAGGTGAACCGTATTGAACGGAATCATGTTGCGCTTGCTGCCGACGACGATGGCGCCGGAGGCACCGCGCTGTCCGGCCGGCACGAGTGCCAGCGTGTCGCCGTCGCGTTCGATCTGCACCACGGTGGTCGTGATGCCTTCTTCTTCGAACAGGCCGAGGGTGGCGAGCCGGCTCGGCACCTGTGGCTGCTCGTTGATCGCTGCGCTGAGCGACGACAGCGAAAACGCGTCGTCGTTGAGAAGGGCGATATCCGCCATAAGGATTCTCCTGAAGTGTGTAGGTGATGCAACCGTCGGCGTGCAGCGACGGCCAGACGGTCGGAACGACGCGCGGTCTAACGCGCGGTTTAACGCACGATCACGTAGTGGGCAGCGAGGTCGCTGCGCGCAGCTGCATCGAGGCCCGTGAGGCGGGCTTCCGCGACCTCCGCGAGACGCACAATGCCGACAGCCGGACGGGGGTCCGTTGACGCCGCAAGTGGCCCGTACAGGATCGCGGTCGCGATTTCGGAACCGTCGGTTGCCGTGTTGTCATACGGCGCGTATTCGCCAGTGCCGGTCGTGCCGAGCAGTTGCCCGGCCGGCAGTGCGTCACCCTTCGCGACGACAATCTGCTCACGCGAAATCCGGCCCTCGCCCTCCGACAGAAGGAACTCGCGGGTATTCGTGCCCTGCATTTTGATGGTGGTCATACAGTTGCTCCCTGTCTGCGCCTGAACATGAACAGGCCGTTATCAAAGTGACTTTGCGACGCCCTTGCGGGCGGCGTAGATTGACGACGCCTTCGGACCCGGCGACGTCCCCTGCATGGATCGACCGGCATCGCCGGAGACCGGCTGCTGCCGGTTGTTCACACGCGGCTGCGCCTGCGTGACGCGATCGAAGAGGCGCGCGCGTACCTGAACGGGATTGAGCCCGTCGCCTACAAACTGCGCGGTCAGTTCCGGCAGCCTTGCCGCCAGGCATAGCCCGGCAATGTCGGTGGCGTTCCGGATCGCCGCGTCGATCGTTGCGCGATCCTTCAGTGCAGTAAGCGTCACAATGCTTTCCGCACACATGGACAGGTTCGCTGCGCGGCAGGCATTGAATACGTGCGCGGCCAGCACACCCGGCTCTTCCGGCGGCACCACCGGATCGGGAGTCTGTGGCGCGGATGCAGGTGGGTTGTCTGTCGGCGGATCACCGACGGGCGGATCACCGACGGGCGGATCATTCGCGGGCGGGTCGCTGGCCGCCGGGGCAGCGGCCGGCGGCGTATCACCGTCTGCCTCAACCAGCGCCTGCACGGGCTCCGGCGGGTTCCTGAAGCGGGCCAGCAGGCCGGCCGCGTTCGTCGACGCGGCGAGTCGTACCGGCTCCTCGATCACGTCGCAAAAGCCAAGCGACTGTGCTTCGAGCGCGGTGAGCCACGTCTCCGCATCCATCATCGCGGTCAGCTCCTCGTCCGTCTGACCGCTCTTGCGCCGGTATGCCGCGAGAATGCCGTCGCGTGCCTTGTCCATCATGTCGGCCGTGCTGCGAAGATCCGCCGCGGTGCCCAGTGCGATCGTCCACGGGTTGTGAATCATCAGCATCGCGTTTTCCGGCATCACGACCTGGTCGCCCGCCATCACCACGAGGCCAGCCGCGGACGCGGCCACGCCATCGACGCGCGCGGTGACCCTGCCGGCATAACGACGCAGCGCGTTGTAAATCGCGAAAGCGTCAAAGACGTCGCCACCCGGCGAATTCACCGCGACGATCACTTCCGCCGCGCTGGCCGCCGCGGTGTCGAGCTGCGCGATGAATGCTTTGGCGTCGGTGCCCCAGAATCCGATTTCGTCATAGATCCGGATCTCCGCGACGGCGGCGCCCTGCGCGTTCGTCATCGCCTTGATGTCCCACCACTTACGGTTTTTCATCTACGGTTCCTGCTTTTGATTGTGCGGAATTGGCCACCCCATCGCCTGCGATGTCACGCGAGCGGGGATCGGTGTCGTAACGCAGGCCCAGCGCATCGGCCCGTGCGTTGTCCGCGGCGTTTTCTCCGTCGACCTGTTCCGGGTCTTCGCCCTGTTTAAGGATCGAAGCCGAGCGGCTCGTCAGCCCCGAGCGGACCGCCAGCTTCTGTGCATTCACGTCCTGCACCGGATGGATGTACGGCCAGCCCTGCGGCACCCAGCGCACGCGCAGATATTCGCGGCGTGTACGATGAAAATCCGGCATCGGCATGGCACCCGACAGTGCGCACGCGTCCACCCACCACGCCCACGCACGGCGGCAATACTGGTGAATGAAAATGTTCCACTGCAGCTGCTCGATCGAGCGGCGAAACTCGTTGAGCAACACACGAAGTACGCGGTCACCAACCTCGCGAAGATCGCCCGTGAGAATTTCATACGGCATGCCAACCGATGCAGCGGCCGCCATGAGCTGCTGACGCATGAACGGACCGTAATCGGCTCCGGCGCCGGGCGGCGTCGCAAAGCGCATGTCTTCGCCGGGCGCCAGTTCCTGCACGGTGCCCGGCTCAAGCGACACGACCGGCGAGAATCCGTCCGAGTCGAAAACCAGCCCCTCGCCCGTCACCGGATCGCCGCCCAGGCCGGGCTCTGCGTTGGGCTTGACGAGGAAGCCCGCAAACAGGTTGCTGATTTCCTGCCGGAACAGCACGGCGTCGTCGAAGTTGTCGAGCGAGTGCAAACGCAGCAGCACTGTCGATAGCTCGGGCACGCCACGCACCTGTCCTGCGCGCAATGGCTGGAACACATGCGCAACATGGTCCGCAGAAACCGGCACGGTCACCAGACCGCCAATCGTCATCCGGTTGTATTCGCCCGGGTGGCGACGCAACAGGTGATAGGCGACGCGACGGTCGTCTGCGTCGTACTCGACGCCGTTGATGATTTCTCCGCCGTTCGGCCGCAGTTCGTTTTTTTCGACTGGCAACAGATCGCCTTCGATCACCTGAAGTTGCAACGGCACCGGTAGCCCGTCGTCGGGATGACGCATGCGCCGGCGCACCAGTACCTCGCCATCACCAAAGAACGCACGCGCCGCGAGCGTCTGCTGCCCGTAAAAGTCGAGCAGGCCGTCCGCGTCGGACTCGCCGACCCAGTCGTCCCAGAGCTGTTTCTGCTGCCGCCGGATCGCGGGATCGGGATGCTGCGGATGCGGCTGGATGCCCGTGCCGATCGTGTTCGACACCAGCCGCGCGATCGCCGTCTTCGCCCACGGATCGTTGCGGATCGCATCGCGCGCCCGGCTGCGGATCAGCGACAGGTTCTGCACCGCTGCAGCGTTCGGCCCGGCGCTTGACGTCTGCCATGATCGCCCGCGCGCGCCAGCCGAGCTCGCGGCCTCGTACGCTGCTGCCTTCAGGCGTGTCGGCATGACGAAGCCGCGCTGCGCGAGTGACGGATAGGCGCCCTTCATCGCACCCCCTTGCCGCCGTGACGCAGGCGGAACACGCGCGAGCGCGGGTTCGCCCGATCGAGCGCCCGCACGATCTCGGTCTGCGCTTCACGCAGTTCCGCGATCGAGCGATATCGCACCTTGCGGTCCGCGTACTGCACTTCGAGTTCGCCCTTGGCAATCGCGGACTGGATGCGGGCGAGGTCCGCCGCTGTGTAAGCCATACCATGCTCCTGTCAGGTACTGCTATCGGCGCTTCAGATAGGTTGAACGCGCCGTTCGCCGGCCCTGAATGCGCGAAACCCCGCTCGGAGGCGGGGCTTCAGGTGTTTTGCCAGGTGCGGCCATCGCCGTCGGCGGGTCGGACGGCGGCTCGATTTCGGCGAGCGCCGGCAAACCGGTCGCAACGTGCACTGCATCGAAGAGCGAAACCTGCGACAGGCGATGCTGCTCGAGCAGCCAGTGCGCTTCGGTCATCAGGTGCGTCTTGATGCTGCGCGCCGCGTGTAACGCGTACACCTCGCAATCGAGCGCCTCGTTACGCGCACCGGCCTTCTTCTGCCAGATACGCCTGCTGCCGGTACGCCCCGGCACCTTCACTTCGGCGGTGAGCTGCTGCAGATAGTCGGCGCGCACGCCCCTGTACCAGTGCATGCGGCCCGGACCGTCGTCTTCGAGTTTGAGCCGGTTATCGAGGATCAGATCCTTGGCCTTGCTCACGCCCACCATGTATGGCCGCAAACCATACTTCGCCGCCTTGCTGTTGTTACGCACCGAGTCGACCGACGCCTTCGGCACGCTGAATATTTCCGCAGCGACATCCTTCGCCCCCTTGATCGCCATGATGTTGATGCCGCGCTTCTGCGCGACCCGCACATAGCGATAGACTGCATCCGAGGTCGAGCCGTCCGACGAGTCGATCGACGCTGCCTTCACGCGCAACACCCAGCCGTTCGCGTGGCGGTAGCCCTGCGTGAGCAGATCGGTCAGTGCGCCCCACACGCCACCCACCATTGGATCGGTGCCCTGCTCCAGCACGTTGCCGTAGATTTCATCCCACAGCACCAGCCAGCTTTCTTCGCCACGGCCCCATGCGCGTAGCACGACCGCAATCCGGTCGTGCTGTACGTCGATGCCGATCGTGAGCAGCAATGCGCCGCCCGGCACTGTAAAGACGCCATAGTCGAGCGCGCGCTCCGCGAGCAGATCGATCTCGGGGATATCGCTCTCGTACCTGTACGGGCGGCCTTCGGTATTGTTGACGAACGAGCGCATCTTCGTATCGTCGCCCGCGCGCAGCGCTTTTTCCGCGACGAGCCGCTTCTTCACCAGTTCCGCGAGCCGCGAGCCAGGAAACGGCGACACCAGTTCATTGAGCCGGAAACCGGCGACGCCGTGAAACGCGGCGGTCGCCACCCACCGCCCACGACGTACGGCACGAAAGCGCGCGGTGTCGTCCCACAGACTGCCGCAGAACGGACAGGCGTAGCGCGCGGATTCGGGCGTCGCCAGTCCGAACACCTCGTGCGGTTTCTCGGCATTCTCGGACCACGTGACGTTGTCCCAGGCCAGTTCGTGCTCTTCGCCGCAGTCCGGGCACGGCACCAGATACCGGCGCTGGTCCGACAGCTCATAGGCCTGTGCGATGCGGGAGAAACCGTCGATCGTCGGCGTGCCGCCGAAGATGACCTTGCGACGGCTATCGGAATAGCTCTTGTTGCGCTCCTCGAGCAGCGTGATCGAGTCGCCCTGCTCGCGAACATTCTGGTTCGCGTCGTCCGGCTCCTCCACTGCAACCACCGGTGCCGGCGTCGACTTCACATCGTCCGGTGCATTCGACGTGATGAACTTGAGAAAGCCGCGGGAGAACGTCTTGTGGTCCCACAGGTTGCTCCTGTCGCGGCCCGCGTGAACGGGCAGTTTCGCGAACAGGCGCGGCGTCACCTCGAGCATCGGTTCGAACTTTTCGAGGTTGAACTTCTTCGCCGACTTCTCCTTGGCGAACATGATGATCATCGGGCACGGATCGACATCGATGCGGCGGCCGATGTAGTTCAGCAGCACGCCATCGGTCCATGCAACCTGCGCCGACTTCATGCACACGACCTTCTGCACGCGCGGGTCGTCCAGCGCTGCATGCATGCCGTGGACCCACGGCGTGATGTCCGGATTGTATTTACCCGGGCTCGCTGCTGCCTTCGCGCTCAAACGGCGATAGCGCCTCGCCCAGTCCGTCGTCCCGATCTTCTCGGCCGGCGTCAGCAGCTTCGCCAGGCGCCGGATCACTGCGCGCACTGTCTGGGTCGTATCCAGCCAGCTGCTCGAGACACCCATTGATGTGTTCATTCAACAACTCGACATCGACGTCGACCCCGTAAAGCGTGCGCATCTCCTGCGCGATCTTGTCCGGCAGCGACAGCAGGTCCGACTGGAAGGCGCCGACCATCTGTCCATAGGCGCGTTCCAGCTGCTCTGCGTTGACCAGCTGCCCTTTCTTCTCCGCAAGCGTAAGGATCTTGATCTCGCGTTCTACACGCTCGGTCATCGCGCGCTCGGTGGCGAGGTCGTATCCGCCGTCGCCGACGCGACCGGCGGCGATCCCGCGAAGGTGCCGGATGTACTCGACGCGGATGTCGTCCATCGGCGCCTGCCGGTAGTCGATGCCGAGCTTGTCGACGAGGCGTGAGACGGCCGACTGGTCGAGGTCGAGGTGGTCGGCGATCTGCTGTTGGGTTGGCATGAATATGACCCCCCTTGGAGAATCACCAGTAGAGAAAAAACGCGGGTGCGAGTCCCCGTGTCCTGAGCGGCTATAGGGTCCCCGGCGGGCAAATGCAAAACGAGGCCTGACCGCCGGGGCGACGTCGCGGTGCAATGGCTGGCGCCGCGCAGAACCCTTCGGTCCGGCCGCGATGGCGCGAGCACTACACCGCTCCAATGCAAAAAGCCCCGAGGCTCACGCACTCAGGGCTTCACAGAAATTCAGGGCGAACGGCTCCACCGTACTCAACAGGCTCCGTTAATTCTTCTTTTGTCCCGAGGAGGTTGCACGACTCACGCGCGGTGCCAGCGAATTCATTTGCTCATCAAACGAACGCGAGTCTAGTCGCGTGTTTTCTGAAATGCAAGCGTCAGGCACCACGCAGTCCTCGCCTGAACTGCGCTTCGGTGATCGAATCAATCTGCGTGAGCACTGCGCCGAGCCATTCGAAGCGCGCGGCCCACCGACGATGATACTGATCGAGCGGCACGCCCAGTGCCTGCGCACGTTTCGCGGCATTGACCGGTTCCTTCCCGCTGCCGTTGCAATGCGTACACAGGTGCGGCACTTCCGCGAATGGACGCTCTTCGTAGAAGCCCTTTCCGTAACACGTGGGACAGGGCTCGCGATCACTGATCGGCCAGCGCGAGAAGCGCAGACGCGCATCGATGGCATCGCGTACCGGCCGGCATGATCTGCAATCAACGCGCCGCACGATTCTGCCGCCACCGCCGCGCATGCCCCGACCGCCGCACACTGAACACTGGTCGGCAATCCATTCGATAATCGCGCGCTCGGCGAACCGCACAAGCAACGACGGTCCGTCCGATGCAACTTCACCGTCACGCTTCGGGTCACGTAACTTTGCGTCGCGGAACTTTGCACCCGCGGATTTCCCGCGTCTATAGCGACTGCCGTCCGCGATTCGCGACGCAAGCAGCAGCGACGCGCGGTGCAACGCACGTCGCCGCAAATCCTGCCCGTACTTCATGTGCCACAGCATGTTCCCGAGCTCGTCGACCATCGCGAGCGCACCCAAAGTTACTTGTCGATCCGGCGCGACATCGGCAAGCTGCACCCGCACGTTCATCGCAATTCCGGCTCTTTCCTTCAGTTCGCTCATTGATCAACTCCTTTATGTCCCAATGTCCTGATGTCCCAAGGGAAAAAGGTCAGGCGTGGAGGCGCAGCGCGCGACATGCGTCCTGCACACGTCGCGCATGTCGCACGCCTGCGCACCCACGTGAGGGCCGCCCTTGGGACGTTGGGACATGGGTCGGCTCCAGACACAGCCGGCCGCGCGCCGACGCTGGCGCAGCAGCGCGCCAGGGCGTCGAACATGGCGCGCTGCGCGGTGTTCGACATCACCATGAATTCGCACGTCGCCATACGATCAGAGCGGGCTGTCATCGTCATCACCAGTTGCCACCGCGACCGCCGCAACCGCCTCCGCGGCGACCGGCGCCTCTTCTTCAGGGACGTAGTACCAGCCGCGCTTGCCCGTCGACTCCCGCTTGCGCACCCAACCAAGTGATTTGAGCGCCTTGCCCACGCGGCGCTGCTCAGGGAGCGTCCACTTGGACGTATCCAGTTTGAGGACGTCGGCGAGAATCTCCTCCATCGTCGTGCGCGATGAATACTCGATCGCGCGCGCGATCTTGTCCTCGTACACGTCGCCCTCATAGCGTTCAGTCTGCTCGATCTCGAACAGGGGCCGCTCTTCTTCGGTCACGTGCCAGATGACGCGCCTGCGATACAGATGCACGGTTTCTGCCCATAGCTGGTCGCGATCGCGCCGCAGCGCCTCGATATCGACCGGACCACCGACGCGGATCGGCCAGTAACGCCGGTTGCCGGATTCGTCCTTCAGGTAGGTATCGAAGTTCACCGAGCCCGCGAAAACACCCTGCCGGTGCACGTCGGTCGCCCGTTTGCCGTAGAAGTTCCGGAAGCGGTCCGTCTCGGTCGCGAAGAAGCTTTTGGCGGCCGACGAATCGCTCTTGTTCAGCGAATCGAGTTCGGCCAGTTCGATAATCCACTTGCCCGCCATGACCGCGTACGTGTCTTTTTCGCCGATGCGGATCGGGGAATTCGTGTACCACGGCTTGCCGGCCAGCACCTCGAGCGCCGTCGATTTGCCCCACCCCTGCTTGCCTTCCAGAATCAGTACGTTGTCGGCCTTGCAGCCGGGCTGCATGACACGCGCGACGGCGGCGATCATCCACTTCATGCCGGCAAGCTGCACGTATTCGCTGTCGGCGACGTGCAGGTACTTCGTTGGCCACGAACGCACGCGCGGCGTGCCATCCCACACCAGCCCTTCGAGGTACTCGCGCACGTCGTGATAGTGATGCTGGTCGGCGACGAGCAGCACCGCGCTCATGACGATGTCCTGTCGCACCGCGATCCCGTACGACTGGGACAGCCACAGCACGCAGCGGATATCGTCCATGTCCGACCATTCGCCGAGTTCACCCTGCTGGAAGGGTGGCACCTTGCGCTTGACGACGCGGCCCGCGAAGTCATCCTGCGCGATCACACCCTGCCACGCCCTGTGATTGGCGAGAATCAGATGCACGTTGCCGAGCGTGGGCAGCAGGGTGCCTTTGTCCGAGCGTGCGAGCTTCATCTCCCACGTGTGCGCGCCGTTCTCCACCTCCCGCCCGTCCCATTCCTCCGGTGCAGCGCCAGCGGACGTTGGGTGCGGAACACCTTCTGCGCCAGTCACTGCACGCGTGCCGTTTGCCGCCATTGGCGACATAATCACGGCCGGCGCCAGGACCGCGAGCAGGGCCGACTGGATCTGCTGCCTGACCACGTCGAGCCCTTCCTCGCAATGCAGGTCGTTGAAGTCGGTCAGCTTCCGGTCGCCGCGATCGGCAAACCGCGGGAACACGACGCTCGCATTGCCGACCTCGGCTGCCGCTTCGTGCGCGTACTTCAGACCCGTGTTCTCGAAGCGCCTTTTGCGCTCAGGCATGACGTCATTGCCATAGCTCAGCTCGATGAAACCCACGCCATGATCATCGCGCCTGAGCTGCGCGCGCACCATGTACCACGTCTGTTTCGTCTCGATACGTATGGCGTCGGCTCCCATCACCAGTTCACCGCCATAGCCGAACTCGTCGGCGAGGTGCTCGCGCAGGCGCTGTTCGATCTTCCAGTCGTCGTCCGCGCAGATCAGCAGATGCAGGTCCGGATAGGCGTCGCGCAGGTATCGCGCAGCGGGCATGATGCCGCCCGCGTCAAAGCACACCGACAGTGGCACCGCGTCGTCCGTTGCCATGCGAATGGAGCGCCCCGTCGCGTAGCCTTCGGCGATCATGACGACCCTGTCGTCCGCTCCAATGTCGCCGAGGATGAACGAGGCGCCCTTCTTTTCCATACCCTTGTTGAAGCGCTTCGCGCCTTCCGGCGTGATTTTCTGCAGGCCGACGAGGCGGATACCGTCCGCATACTGGAACATTGGCACGAGCAGCGTGCCCTCGTCGTCGAAGCGCACGGCCTCTGGCGTGATCCGCTTGCGCTCAAGATAGGCCGACGCGCCCTCGTCGCGCGCCTTGTGCCACTGGCTGCGCGCACGGTTGGCCGCCATCTTCGCCGCATGCGCGCGTTTTTCGGCTTCGGCGCGTTCCGCCGCTTCCTGGCGCTGGCGGGCCGCATCGATGTCTTCCGGTGTCAGCGCTTCGCCCTGCCACTGGAACGCCTGTGCGCCGTTGTCGTTACCGGACCACCGGCCGAATGCGCCGGTATAGCCGAGGATCAGGCCACCACGCTCGATCCTGTGCAGCGAGTACCAGTACTTCTTGCCCGGACCGTATCGATGCGGCTTGCCGTCGTCGACGGGATGCCCGTCGGGCAGCGCGGGATGCCCTGCCGACTGAAGCTGCGAAATGATCTGGTCTAGCGAAGACATTCGAGAATTCTCCTTTCGAGTTCGCGTTGATGAGAGAAGGAGCGCCAGGCGGCACGTCCGGCGACATAGATCTGTCGCCCCGACGACGCCCGGCGCGGTACTGGATGGCGGCGGCGCAGCAATGAACTGGCACTGTGCAAAGTCACTTTGTCTCCGTGGCGCGGCCCGCGCGCAGGCGATGCCATTCGGCGGCGTGGCGCTCCGTCAGAAGGGCATATTCGGCATCGTCGACATGCCAGCGGATGTAGCCGAAGAAGTTGCGCCGCTCGTCGCGCGTCGGCCGCGCAGCGCAATAACGCGCCGCGCAGGAAATCCAGACGTCGACGAGCCCGAGCGACCGGCAGGCCTGAAGCAGCATGTCGGCGACAAAGGGGAAAAAGAGCGGCTGCAGGAATGCGGCGGCCTGCTGGGGATCGGTACGCGCCACGACACCGAGCTGCCGCATCGCGCAGGCAAGGCGCCGGTCGTCGTCGCATGCGAGTTGGATACGGGCGTGCTCCGGGTTGCAGCAGCAACGCTCGATCGGGAAACGCGGCGCCACTTACCTGCGGCCCAGTTTGGCCAGACGCCCGGCCGTCCGGATCAGGCGCTCGAAGAGGCGCTGGCCTTTGCGGCTGACCACTGTCAGCTGTTCCGCCTCGTTGATGTCGATGCGACGGTCCGCGACCGCGCGCACGACCTCCGACGCGACTTCGCCGACATGCGCCTGCAGATGCAGCGTCGCGCGCGTGAGGGATTCGACATCGTGGTGGTCATCCGTGGCGTGTTCTGCGGCATCGACACTGCGCTCGGCGATCAGGCCGAAGCGCTCATTGAGCGCGTGTAACGGGTCGAGCGCGAATGGCGCGCTTTCCTTCTTTTCCTGCATCCATTCGATGAGCAGCTCGAACATCTCCATCGAGAGGCGGTTTTCGCCCTCCCCGCGCAGACGTAGCCGCAACGATTCGGTGGCAATGCCCTTGCCACGGCGCAGGGTCAGGAAGTTCGCCGCGTCTGCCACGCCACCCGGCGTATTACGGACCGACGTGTAGAGTACGTCGAGCCATTCGGTACCACTGTATCGGCACGTCATTGCAGCCCCGGTTCTTTGGATTGGGTGTTTTTCATTCTGTTTACCGCGACCCGGCATCCGTACGATGCGAACATGACCCGACCAGCGATAAACGCCATGCTCAGGAAACCGTCAGTGCGTCGTGTGAGCGCAATCGCCCGCCGCCGGTTGCTCCGCGTTAGCCGCGAAGTAATCGAACAGGGTTTGAACCGTGGAGACACGCGGATCGGTAACCGCTCCGCTCGTGATCTTGGTGATGGTGGGATACGGCACGCCGGATTGCGCCGCGACGCGCCGCAGATTGCCCTTTTCGTCAAGCAAACGTCGACGGACGGTCTCCAGCCATTGCTCGTGCTGTCGTGGCATGTCGGGTCCTTACGGTGAAGTCAAGCCGCGAGAATACCCGTTAATGGTTATTTTGGCAACGACACATACCCTCAATAGGATAACCATACTCGGCAATATGGCCGTATGAAACCTAAACGCGCCAACGAAATCCTTGCCGAGAACATCCGACGCCTGATGGATGGACATCCCACCCTCAGCAAGCAGGTGGCCTTGGCACGCAAGGCAGGCATTGCCCAGAGTTCGATACAACGAGTTCTGAGTGCTTCCGTGCACCCTCAACTTGACGTGATTGAGGCGATCGCTGCAGCGTTCCGGGTAACGGTGGCCGAACTGCTCGCAGAAAATCCCGCTATCGCCGATGCGCCAGACCTGCGACGAGGCCAGTACGAACAATTGCCGGATGCGGACAGGGAAAAGGTGGACAGCTACATTCGCTTTCTCATAGACGAGCACGAGCGAAAGACAGGAGGGACGCGCGAGGACCAAAGCCTGATCAGACTGACAGACCTTCGCGATCTAAGCGAGGAACAGTTGGCGCAAGTAATGCGCGCGGCGCTTCGCGAGCTCAACCATAACACGCTCGCGAACCATGAAAGCCCAGAAACAAAAACACGAAAACGCCGCACCGGTAATCGCAATTGATCAATACCGGAAGCCAAGTAGCCCACGCCGCAATAGTGAACATCCTTATACGCGGCGCACTGCGCTGATCCGCGAAACAGCCGCGCTCCACTTGACCGACCCGGTCGCCCCTCCCGTGGGAATGGCGATGGTCTTGCTGCGCACGGACGGCCGATTGGCGTTGATCGCCGAAGCAATTGAGCCGGAGCAAGCCGACCTCTTCGCCGAGGAATTGGAGACGCTAGCGAAACGCTTACGGGCTCAGGGGCGACCACCCACACCACCACGCAAGCAGCGAGGCTTCGCCATACTTGGCACGGTCCTGTTACTGACCTTTGTTGCTGCAACCTACATCATTGAAAGCGCGATCATTGACGCGCTGCTCACGTTAATAGCCCAACTCAGCGCAACGACGCTGGCGCGGCGTAGCCAGTAACGCCCGCCGCAAGAACGACATACGAGAGGGGCGGAGGAGTACCGCATTCTTCGGGATAAATATCCATTAATGGATTGACACAGATCACCATTACTGGGTAATCTCCGGTCGACGCGTCACGTGACGTGCGATCAGGAGATCCACATGAGAAGCATCGAAATGAACACCGAGGCCCGCCAACGGTGGCTTCGGCTGGAGCAAGGCCTGCCGACCGAACCCGCGGACGGCTACACGGTTGTGCGGCAAAGTGACTTTGAAAAGTCCAGGGTCTGGCGGGCGGTATTCATTGCAGCGGCGATTGCCGTGGGCGTTGCGCTGTTCCAGCCCGCGCCCGCCGACGCGCCCTCAGCCACCGCCCCGCCAAGGGCGACTGCGTAAGCCGCTGCGATGGCCGAGCGAATTTCCGTCACCGACGTCGACATCGCCCATGAGTTTCGACTTCGCCGCGTCGCCGGTCCGGCCATCAATGCCCTCAAGAATCCCGCTTTGCGCCTGTGTCTCAGGAACTGCGTCGAGTTGCGGGAAAAACAGCGTCACGCTGACCAACCCACGCCAGACGGCAAACGTCTTGCCTCCGGCGATTCAGACTAACGCCAAATGCCCAGACTGATGTCTACATCCCAGATCGGGGCCGGACGTAGAGATACGATCGGCCTTCGAACCATCGTCAAATACGACCCCATGGCTCCGCGACCAACGACGCCCATCCTCGTCGGAAAACATGTCGTCGCGCGAAAGCCCATAGCAGATAGCGTTCACACCCTTTACATGATCATGGACGGCCGCGACGTCGTCCGTACGCAGATCTCCTATCCAAGTGTGGCCGACTGCGAGGGTGCTATCCGGGCCGCCGCAAACGCGCGAATGGAAACCGCGCGTGCGCTTGCAAAGGCGAAAAAGTCGGCGAGGAAAGGCTGGCAGGCGCGGCCGATGCGCGTGAAGGAGGCGGCATGATCTTTGGTCTGCTCGTCGCCGCCACGACATGTACCGCCGTCTGGCTCCTGACCGGCTCCGCGCAGCAACGCGCAGTCGGCGCAGTGTTCGGCCTGATCGATTCCATCCTCTGGCTCCTCGCCGGCGTATCCGCCGGCAAGCTCATCATCGTCGCCATCGCCGCGTTCTGCGCGCTCTGCTTCGTGCGACCATTCCTGCGCAGCTATCGCTACGCGCGAATCCGGAGACACTATGTCAAATAATCTCTCGCCGATCTGCAAGGCGCTGATCGCGTTTTTCGCCGGCCAGCGTGACCCGCTCACGATCGACGACATTGAAGCGGCGTTGCCGCATGCGGACCGGCAGGCGCTCCGCCTCGAGCTGCACCTGCTGGTGTGCGCCACAGTCGTGCGGCAGGCCATCCGGCGGTCAGACGAACGCCTCGTGTACTGGCTCGCAGGCATTGCGATCGCTCCGTTCGACGGCACGCTGTTTCACTACGCGCCGGACGCGACCTTTGCCGACGTCGGCGGTATCCCGCCGAGGCGGGAGGCCAACAATGGCTAACGCGCGCTCGTTACTGGAAGCCGAACCGATTGTCACCGGCAACACAAAGGCCGCGGTCAAGGCCGCCGGCGGTGGATCGTCGGATCTCTGGACTGTCCCGCCCGACCAGATTCACTACGATCCGCGCGACAACGTTCGCCCACTCCATCAGGATCGCGTGCGGCACCTCGCGGAACTGATGAAGGCGAATGGCTACGACCGGAAGAAACCGCTCGGGTGTTTCGTGCGCAAGGTCGACGGGCAGGACCGGATCTTCGTGTATGAAGGCCAGCACCGCTATCACGCTGCCCTGCTCGCCATCAAGGAAGGCGGGTTCGCGAAAGACAAGGAGATCGACCGGCTGCCGGTCGTGATCGACGAAGCGAAGTCGGTGAATCGCGTCAACCTGATTTACGCCGGCATCACGAACAACGACGGCGAGAAGCTAACGCCACTGCAGCTTGCGGAAAAAGTCGTGGAACTGCAGGAATTCGGCGAGTCCAACGCCGCAATCTGCAAGCGACTGAACGTCACCGACCAGACCATCCGTGACGTCCTGCTGCTTGCGAACGCGCCGGTGGCCGTGCAGGAACTGGTTCGCAACAAGGTCGTCTCCTCGACACTGGCGATTGAAGAAATCCGGGCGCACGGCGGCGAGAAAGCCCTTGAGCGCCTTCGGACGGCAGCGGAGCAGGCGAAGGCCGGCGGCAAAGCCAGGGTGACCAGGAAGGCGCTAGCGAAGCGGGCCAGCAGCAGCATCGTCGCACCGCAGGCAAAGCAACTTTTGCAGGCGTTGCAGTCCGTGTTGCACGACCCTGTTTTCGGGAAACTATCGCCCGGCACGATCGCAGGCGTACATGCCGCGCTCACGCCGTACGCAGATCTGCTCGACGCAGTTCCCGCCCGCCGTCACAAGCATCCTGTGCACGTGCCTAACGAGAACGGCGTGTTCGTGAAGTGCGAGACGGTCCGCGCGCCCATGACAAAGCGCACAGGGCTCTCGCCTGCGGAGATCCACCTTGCGCAGCCCGAGGAAGGCAGGTGGATTTACTCGACCACGTTACGCGTAGGCAATGGCACGACATCGGGCCTGCCTTCGATGCGAGATTTCACATCGACGTATCCGACCCGCATGCAGGCCATCAGAGCCGCCGTTAGCGACTTCACGCGCGCACTAGACCGGGCAGACAGGACGAAAGCGAAGGAGGCACCGGCGGTGCGCGCATGGCTCGACAGCCTTTCAACGATGCCCGATCCCGACTGGACCGAGGACATGGCGACGGAGGTGGCTAAATGACTGCTCGCCCGGCCACTTCTACCCCACGTCCGCTGCCGCGAAAGCGGGAAGCGGCAGACAGACGCCCACGGCTTTCCCTCGCTGGCGCCGTCCCGGCGCAGGCATCGAACGACGACGTCAACAGCAGCGGGCTCACGCCCGCCAAAGCTATCCAGATAGACGAAGCGCCGCTCGCGCGGCGAAAGACTATCCAGAAAAAGGAAAGCGAGTCGGATACCCGACTCGCAACGATCGCGCGAATCGAAGCCCTGCGCCACGAGATCCGCAAGCTGATCGAAATCATCGCGCTTGGCGCGGACATCGAACTGCTCGACCTCATGCGTGACGAGGTCGGCAGCTATAGCCGGCACAAGGCTGCGCAGGAAGCACGCACCTGGGCGGGCGCGGCCGGCGTCCAGCTCGAAACAGGACTAATGATGCTGGACCGCGCAATGCGGCCGACGTCGACGTAAGGACCGACATGAGAACGTTTGATCTGATTGAGTGTGCCGAATTTTTGAAGGTCGACCGTAACACGGCGATGAAACTCGCCGGCACAGGCGAGCTGCCCGGCGCCAAAATCGGCCGGGCCTGGGTGTTCTTGGAAGACGACGTCGTCGCCTTCCTCAGAAAGAAAACGCAGGAACAATCGCTAGCTCGACTACAGGGGGTCCACGAGCCCGAAACAGACGCTCGCGTTGCTAAGGCGATCTCGAAACAATTCTTTCCCTCGGATCCGCGCAGACCGGGCAGGCGGCCACGTTCTCTGCCAGCTCTGCCTGACCTAACCGTCCCGATGTGAAGAAAGCTGCTGGAGGCGCCCTATCAAGCCATTAGAGCTTTTTAAGGATCGCCTCGAGCGGCCCCGTTTCAGTCTGCACGTGCAGGTACTGTTGGTATGCGCTCTTTGCATCATTTATCAGCTGTGCATAGGTGATAAATTTTCCGTTCACTGCCGCGAGCGACTGCCGCTTCGACTCATCGAAGCCCGTCGGCGTCTGAGCGACCAACACATAAATGTCCAGCGGCGGACGAGGTTTGTTCGGCTCCTTGAGATCGTAGTACGCTTCGATCGCATCTTTGTACTTGCTCACCTGCTCATACAGTTGGTAGTAACTCAATGACGTCTTACTTGGCCGCTTCAGCTCAACTACCACATGCCGCCCCGAGCTCGCGCGGTACGTAATATCGAGGCGCGCACCCGTCGAATCCGGAAGCTTCTGCTGCAGCTCTTTGGTTAGCGTCTTCTCCATCTCCGCTTGCCCAGTGACGCGGTCCCAGGTTGGATCAAGCAACCACAAATGACTGAACAGGTACTGTTGCGCCACTTTCTCAAGCGTCGAAGAGTCGTCAGTGATTGCCGCAAATTTCTTGATAATCTCAAGACGCTGCCGAGTAATCTCTGCGTACGACGACTCTTCAACCTGATCAAGCGTTGCAAATATCGCGGAAAATTCCGGACCCAGCACGTTGCTGACGTCAGCAAGTTTGTCCAACTGATTCTTGAGGCGCAATTTTTCGAAGCCAATAATTGCGCCCCTATAAAGCACTTTTTTCGCCTCGTTGTTCTTCGCCTCGTCGGAGTGAACGACGGCATTTTTGATGGACGTCATTAGCTTGACAGCAGCTTTCTTATCGCGCTTATCCACCAGCGTCTCAATCCACTCCAGCACAACAGCGTTCTGTGGCTCGGTTTTGTCCAACCCCAAGGCAATGCGCCACTCGTCCCACTGATCGCCAATCGAATCAAGCGTCGTGCGGATGAACCCAATCAGTGCTTGATACTTAGGATCGTCTTTCTTGATAGCCTCGCGACTGGCCGTGGCCCGGTCCACCCCATCGTCGTCCAGAAAGTCGGCGTGAATTTCACCGACTAAGTAACTTTGATAATACTTTGCACTGTTCGCCTCGGTGAGCACATCTTCTGCGAACACCCGCCCATTGGCGAACACCGAAAGCATGTTCGCACTGTCTTCTTTTGACCCAAGTTGCTTGGGCTGGTGAACACTCGCAACATAGCCGGTGACAACGAAGTCCTGCGCCCCAAACGACACTACGTTGTCCAACTGTGCAACGCAAGGTTGGGGGACAGCACCTTCTTCGTCCGTCTTTGGCAGAGACACCAAGGTTGTAGCAAGAGGAAGAATTGATTTGCCGGTTTCATCGTCGAACGTCCAAAGAAATTGGACATGCGAATAGAATCCACGATCCGCTTTCGTGACGGCTGTTTCGTTCAATATGACACGAAAGTTATTATCTTCCAAGACGCTGAAACGCCGTGCGAGCTTAACCCGCAAATATGCTTCCGTAGTTTTCAGGCCAGTGAGCACTTTCCTCAACTCGATCCGAGTTCCTCGATTCTTTTTGAAAACTGCGGGCTCAAACTCTTCGAGCGGATACGTCTGATTCGCTTCAAGGTTTTCCTTGAACGAGGGAACATCGACGGTGAACCCTACGGCCTCTGTGGTTTCGGTCTTCGATGAAATGAAAACCTCGTTGGCTAAGGCGAATATCGCCAGCTTCCCGATACCTTTCCGACCCATGACGGTCCGAAGTCCCGAGTCACTTTTGTTCTTATTTTTGGAGTTGACACGTCTCGAATAGCCGACCTTCAAAAACTTCTTTTTAATGTCGTCCGCCGACATCCCATGCCCATCATCCTCTATCACTATCGTGTGATTCGAGGGGTCAACGGTAATGGTGACCTCGCTAGCGTCCGCGTCCCACGCGTTGGCAACTAACTCTGTAAGCGCAGCGGGCGTCGAACTGTAGAGCCCTACGCCCAGGTGGTTGATGACGTTCACATCAACGTTAAACTCAAAATTATGCTTTCCCACCGCGAGATCCCCGTTCGATGTATTTTGCGTGTTTAGATATAGACATTCCAATGGCATAGCCGAGGTCAACCGGGACCGCGTTCCCGATCAGTCGGCCGAGTGTCTGCATAGAGACCTCTCCGTTCGGAGCCACGAATTTATAATCTTGGGGGAACGACTGCAAAATCGCTGCTTCCCGCAAGGTGATAGCCCTGTCTTGCGACGGATGGCCAAATCTGCCGGTGCCGAAATTAAAACACTGGGTCGTGATGGTCGGCGAAGGCTTATCCCATTCCATACGTGCGTATACGCTCTGAAAACTTTTGCCGTTTGCGCGGGTGTGACACGGAGACAATAGTTCCGGTGGCCAATCGTGCCAAGTCCCACCCGGCGTCGATGCACGAATGCGCGCGAGGTTTGTATCTGTTAGCGACCGTGCTTTGTGAAGAGGATCTTTGCGATCAACCATGCCGGCCTGCAGCTTTGACAGTTTGCTGATGGCATCCCGCACCGTTTGCGTCTCGCAACCCAGTTCCTCGGGAGACAAGAGTCGCACCTTGCCATGCCTTGACGCGATAAGGACCAACCTCTTTCGACGCTGAGGCACACCGTAGTCGGCCGCATTCACGACGTGGTGGGTCACCTTATACTCTGCGTCTTCAAGCGCCCGAACAAAATCTTCAAAGATTGTTTGCCCACGCAGCGCAGGGACATTTTCCATCGTCACGAAGTCGGGCAACGCCTCCCGGACCAGCCGTCCGAATTCATTGAGCAGGGGCCACTTGTCGCTCTTTTCGCGCTCAGTGCCGTTTCGAAGCGTTGAGAACGGTTGACACGGTGCACAGCCCGCGAGGAGCGAATATGAATCTTTTTTAAAAAACGGGAGAATGTCCGACGTCCTAAGCTGGGTGATGTCCCGCTCGATAAATTTGCCGCGGCCCAGATTTGCTTCATAGGGATACTTGCAGGCGGTGTCGAAATCGACCCCTGCTCTCACGGAGATGCCAGCCTTCCTGAGGCCAAACGAGAGACCGCCAGCTCCACAGAAAAGATCCACTGCGTCAATTTTCATGTATTTTTCGGAAGCAAATTTGGGCTCGCGCGATGGTATCACGGAGTGCCTAGACTACAACGCAGTCTCTCCGAGAAAGTTCTGCAGGATCTGGTTCAGGGAATTTTTGTCGTGGATCTCGCATTGCCACAGGGTGAGGACAGACCAACCGAGCGACGAAAGTTCGGCCGTTTTCCTCGCATCTCGCAGTCGGTTGCGCTCGATCTTTTCAGACCAAAAATCCGTGTTCGACTTCGGAAGTCGGCCGTATCGGCAGACGTGTCCGTGCCAAAAACATCCGTGAACAAAAATAACCTTTTTTCTTTTGGTGAATACGATGTCGGGCCGGCCGGGCAAATCCTTTTTGTGCAATGTGAACCGGTAGCCGAGTGCGAACAGCGTCCGGCGCACCGCCAGTTCAGGAGAAGTGTTCTCCCGCCCGACGCGCCTCATCAACGCACTGCGCTGGCGATTGTCCAGATTATCCATTCCGACTCGCCCGAAGAATCCTTGTCTCTACCATAGCCGGGAAGCAAGATCACTGCCGCGGAGATTCGAATAGCGCATCAGCACTTTCGTGTCCGAGTGTCCAGTGATCTTCGCGATCTGAACGTCCGACAAGGAGGTGCGCTCATACAGCCGGGAGGTGGCCTCATGACGTAGATCGTGAAACTTGAAGTCACCGCACCCCGCTGCATCAAAGATGCGCCCGAACTGACCAGACAGACGCACCGATATTCCCGCCAGCACGTTTTTATCTCGCGAGCCGTCCCACCACGGGAACAGCCGGCCATCATCAAAAGCAAATCCCCGCATTTCCGCGTCGCGGCCCATCACCAGCTTCCGGTACCGTTCGAAGGCGGCGATCGCCACTGTCGTAAGCGGCACTTGCCGCTTGCTTCCGTTCTTCGTCTTGTCAAGAAACACCGTCGCTCGCGTGACGTCGAACTGGCTGAGGTCAATCGTGTACATCTCGCGCATGCGCATGGCCGACTCAAGGCCAAGCTCGAACAGAAAAACCATCGCCGGTCGGAAGTTCAACTCAGGCCCACGTTGACGATTTTCTGGCTTCTCTCCATCGAGGATTCGCCGCACTGACGCCTCTTCGCGGGCGAGCAGCCGGCGATCACGTGACTCGTCTTGCTTCGGCGCTTTGTCCTGCGCCCGCACCGCCGCAGAGTCTTCCTCTGTGTAGGTTGCATAGCGCTTAGGTAAGAGCCGCAATGGATTGGTCGCCAGTGACGGCGTGCCGGAACGCACGACCCAATCAAAGCATCGAGCCAGCGCGCCAACGTAATGACGAATGGTCGATGGCGCCATCACGTCCTTGCGCTTCATGCTCTTGACCCAGCTTTCGACCCATTGATAGTCGACGCCCGCCAACGCCTGTCCTGTCCAACGACCGATGAGCGCGTTGAGTAACGCGACATCCGACGCGGGAAGCGACACTTTAGTCATGTAAGAGCGAATGGCGTCCTCGACGGTCACCAGATCGCTACGGCGAGCGACAAGGTCCTCAGGGAGTATGCCGGCGTCGAGCATCTGTTCCAGGCGCCTGACGTATGCGTCGCCCTCCGCCTCTGTGGCGAAGGTCAGGGAAAGTGGCTTTGGCAGTACGCCTTTCCGCCGGATGATGTATTCCCACGTCCCGGAAGGACGCATTCTTTTAGTGGACAT